GCATTAGCAGAAGTGATGAACGGAAAAGACCCTGACAAGGATATTGACAAAATGTATATTCCGAAACAATTTACAAAAAAATTTGCCGAGTTGATTGTTAGGGAATGTATCAACCGTGAAGAATTGCTGGGTGCTATTGCTCGTGGTTGGTGTAGTAAAAAGAACAGTCATAAAGAAATGGATTCAGATTTGGCTCTTGCTATTTTTGATGAAGTTGAACAACATATTCGGCAACAGTTTGGAATCAAATGAGAGTAGAGTTTCATCAAGGTGTGCCCGAAGGCTGTACCGAATGGTTAAACAAACATGTGGGCAAGGGTAATATAACTGGCTTTGTTGATGATGACGATTATGCTTGGTTCTACGAGAGAATAGAACAGGTATTACCAAGAACTGCTCCTTCTATGGATTCTAATGTTCGATGTATACCCACTATCACAGTCAAAGATCCAAAGTTGGCTATGTTATTTGTGTTACGATGGAGTTGAAGAATGAACGAACAAGTTACAGAATTAATGAAACAAATGCAGGAACTTTATAAGAAAATGGATAAAGTCCAAGAAACATTGGTAATTATTGACGAACATATTTCAATTATTGAAAAAAACTTTAACTTTAAACTGGAGAAAAATACCAATGGCTAATAAAGTTTTTATGATTTATTATAGGGATCCTGAAGATAATAACTTTAGTAAAGTTCCCTTAACTGTTGCTGCTACAGAAGAAATAGCGTATAATAAGATCATTGACGAAAAAGTTAAAGCTAAGACAGATGATGAAAAACGTTTAGAATATTTTTATGAGGAAGTAATTTTATGACCAAAACTGTTAATCAACAGGAAATTTATGATCAATACTTTGAAATGTTAATTGATTTGGTACAACAAGGATACGAACCACTTGAAATCGCTAGTGTTCTCGTAACTCAAGGATTAAGTTTATATAGAACTGTTATGGAAATTGAGGATTACAATTCAATTTGTGATTATATACAATTAAGTCGTGACAAGATTAAAAAATTTGAAACCTTCCCTAATAATTTACACTGATACTACGGAGATAAAATAATGGCAATATTTGATAGTTCACAATTTTTTAAAGAAACTAAAGATATAGAGTTTCTTGCTAAAGTAAAATATATTTTTGAAAAATATAAAAATGCTGAGTTTAATGAAGAACTTGTTGACGCAATTATGAATGAAACAAAAATTGCTTTTGGTGACAATGTAGCAGCAAAAGTAATGATTGATGATGAAACAAAAGAAATTGAAATTACTGTTCCAGACAACACTGGCAGTATGGTTACTATGTCAAGTTTGAGGCACTAATTATGCAAAAGTTTAAATTATACATGTATTATGTTATTACAATTTATTGCTTACTATTAAGTTTGTTTTACTTTTTAGCTGGCGAACAAGGTTTATTTGCGGCGTACATTTTGGCTTTTGCTGGTTGGACAAATTCTGATTTTAGAAATGAATAAAGCAACAGTCTACTTAGATAACTACACTTTAAAAATTAACTTACCGTTTAATAGTAAATTTATTAAAGAATTTCGCAAAGATGTTTTTAATACATTTATTTGGAATAAAGATGAAAAATATTATGAAACATCTTTTAGCGCATATAGTTTACGAGTATGCGTAAACATATTACATAAATATTTTGAAGTCACATATTCTCCTGAATTAGAACAAGCAATCAGTTTATTAAACGTTGCTGGTTTACAGTATTTTGATGTAAGATTATATCATAATGGGCATGATTACTACATTAACAATATAAATGAACATTTATATGATGCGATTAAAGATATAAAATTCAGTGTAGATAATGATGCGATTAAAGATATAAAATTCAGTGTAGATAACTTACACTTATGTAAAGAGTATGGCATAAAAATAGAATGACAACGTGTAAAATAATAGTTAAAGATGAAGTAAATTGCAAGATAGAAAATCTTGAACTAGACGCACGCCGTGCGTTGATGAAAAAATTTGAATACGAAATTCCAGGCGCAAGGTATTTACCTGCTGTACGACTAGGTCGTTGGAACGGCAAAGTTAGTTATTTTAGTTTAGCTGGTAGTACATATATTAATTTACTTGATCAGATTATAGAATATCTAGTAAATGTTGGTTACAATGTAGACGTTGAAGATTTAAGAAATTACAACTATAACTTTAATTTTGATGAAGTAAATGAAAACAGTTTCAGCCATAGAGTTTGGCCTAAGGGTCATACGGCTGAAGGGCAACCTATTACATTACGTGATTATCAAGTAAAAATTGTAAATAAGTTTTTATCTAACCCACAATGCTTACAAGAAATTGCTACGGGAGCAGGTAAAACTATTATGACTGCTGCTCTTAGTCATAGTGTAGAAAAATATGGACGCAGTATTGTAATCGTACCCAACAAAAGTTTGGTATTACAAACAGAAGAAGATTACATTACAATGGGTCTTGACGTTGGTGTATACTTTGGCGATAGAAAAGAATATAACAAAACACATACAATTTGTACTTGGCAAAGTTTAAACAATATGCTTAAAGATACAAAAAATGGTGTTGCCCAAGTAGAAATCAAAGACTTTATTGAGGGCGTAGTCTGTGTAATAGTAGATGAAGTACACATGGCTAAAGCAGACGCACTTAAAACATTATTAACGGGTGTGTTTAGTCACGTTCCGTTACGTTGGGGGTTAACAGGAACTATACCCAAAGCCGATTATGAAAAGACTAGTTTATTAGTAAGTCTTGGGCCTGTCATAAATAAACTCGCTGCAAGTGAATTACAAGACAAAGGCGTATTAGCAAATTGTCATGTCAACATTGTACAATTAAAAGACAATGTTGAATTTAAAACTTACCAAGCTGAACTTAAACACTTATTAGAAAACGATAAGCGCATAGATAAGATAGCACAACTAATTCAACAGATTAGTTTGTCTGGAAACACATTAGTACTAATTGATCGTGTTACTCCTGGTAAAGACCTTGTTGATCATATGCCTGGCAGTGTATTTGTAAGCGGCGATACAAAACTAGTTGAGCGAAAAGAGGAATACGATGAGATTAAGACAAGTGACAACAAGATATTGGTTTGTACCTATGGCGTTGCGGCTGTTGGTATTAATCTTCCTCGTATATTTAATTTGGTCCTCATCGAACCCGGGAAGAGTTTTGTAAGAGTAATTCAAAGTATTGGTCGCGGTATTCGTAAAGCCGAAGATAAAGATCACGTAGAGATTTGGGATATTACAAGCGATTGTAAATTTGCCAAACGTCATTTAACACAACGTAAAGCATATTATAAAGAGGCTAACTACCCTTTCGATATGGAGAAACTAAGTTATTGACTTTATTAGAAAAAGTGATATAATATACTTATGAAAATACTAACATTAGATGATAAGTTTTACAATTTAGAAACACTACCCGAAGAAATTGATGATATGCGTTTTGCTATCCTCGATAACTCTAATCCAAATAATGTAGATTATCATTATATCCCATTGATCTTTTTGGAGACATTTAATAGTCCCGCATTAGTATTAAAGATCGGACAACACAAGATTAAAATGCCATTAGATTGGCAAATATTAATTGGTGAAAAAGATCACGGAGATTTAGAAACACTTCCATTAACTAGTTTAAATGATCGTGGATTTAGTGCGTTTGAGTTTAATCCATTGAGTTCATTTAGCCCAACATTCTTGCCCATTGAGATACTTGACATATATAATGAAGTTACATGGTATGCTCCAAGATTACGTAATGGACAGTTTTTATGTGTGCCATTAGAGGATACTCCTAAACCTAAATGTGTTTACTTTGTTAAAGAGATAAGCAGAAATTGTGAGATTGTAGATTATAATCAAGTATTTTAAGGGGAATTTATGGTAAGTTGGTTAAAGAAAAAGTTTGCACAGTGGTCGCGTGAAGCATGGGAAGATGCATATGCTAACGATGCTAGTATACAAGTTTCTAATCACACAGGACTTGCTATTCTCCCCCCCGGGAATAGTTTTAATGTGAGCAATGGATTAAATTTTACGATATGTCGTGCTGATGGTGGTTATATTGTACAAACACAATATTGGGATAGCAGACAAGGCAGCAATATTAATTCATTACATATTATCACAGATGATAAAGATATAGGCGAAGAACTTAACAAAATATTTATTTTTACAAACCTAAAACATTAATGGCAAAAGAAAAACTAAAAGCAGATGAAAAATTTGAACAGGTTGAATTCAGCCTGTTTGATGCTATTGAGGCTTGTGATCGTAAAGATTATAGTTATTATGATAAACTTACGCCCGAACAAAAAAAGAAATTTCATCCATATGTAATGCTTACTTTTTTAAGTAGTGTAAAAGCAAATAAGGCTTTACAAGAATTTCATGTATTAAGTGTAAATGAAATTGCTAACAAATATGCGTTTAATGAAGTTATTAGCAAACACCCCAAACTACAATTCTTAATGCTATGTGCTAGTACATTAGGTAAAGGTAAACAATATCATCAGTGGATTCCTAGTTTACGACCTAAAGTTACTAAATTACAAGAAACGGCTACTAAGAAAGAAATTAGTGAATACTATAGTAAACTATATCCTAAAACTGATGCTAGTTTAATTAATGAATTAGCAGAGGAATACGTAAAACAACATAAACGTAAAGTTTATTTGGCACAGCAATTTCCTAATTTAAAAATTGAAGATATTGAAGTATTAAATGATCTGGTGACTGATGAAGAAATCGAAAAATACGAAAGAGACCTTGGAAACTAAACACAGTTGTGATTTTTGCAACCGTAGTTTTGTAAGAGAATCTACCTTTATGAAACATCTATGTGAATATAAACATAGATGGTTAAATAAAGATGAGGCTGGAAATCGTATTGGCTTTAATACTTTCTTACAATTTTATAAAAAGAACACAGCCAGCAAAAAACAAAAAACATATATGGACTACATTAAAAGTTCATACTATGCCGCATTTACTAAGTTCGGAAACTATTGTGTACAAGCAAATGTAATTAACGTACCTGCTTATACAGATTATTTGCTAAAAGAACAAATCAGTATTGACAACTGGAATAGTGATAAAAATTATACAGATTTTTTAATTAGATATTTAAGAATCGAGGATCCATTTGACGCAGTTGAACGCAGTGTAAAAACATGTAGTGATCTAAGTGTTGATGAACGTATCTATCCTAAAGATGTATTACGTTATGGTAACCGTAATAAGATTTGCTATAAAATTACTACAGGTAAAATCAGTCCCTGGTTATTGTATCAAAGTGTAAGTGGTCGTGAGTTTTTAGAAAAACTTGATGAAGGTCAAGTAAAATTAATATTAGACTATATTAATCCAGAACAATGGGCATTGCGTTTTAAAAAATATCCTGAAGAAGTAGAAAATATTAAAACGTTATTAAGTGAAATTGGATATTAATACGTGACTGTAGAAGATAGAAAATTTTGGAAAATGCCATTTAATAAACGTATAGAACAATGGTGTCAAAAACATTTTGGAAACCCTAAAAACAGTACATGGTTCAAAGTAAATAATCATATTATTATGAACGAGAAAGTTTATATGTATTATAAATTGTGTGAGTAATATGAAAAACATTTTTCAAGATTATGATGATGACGATCCAGAAATAGAGTTTCGTAAAAACAGAACCAATTATTGGCGAATGTTAAAACTAGCAAAAGAGGATTTCATTGCCAACAATGCTGAGTTTGATGAAAATTTATTTAGTGAGTATTTGCTCAACACTTATGGTCTAAAAATAATGTTTTATGCTAATCCTAATATGATTGCCACACAAGGAATTACAGACAGTTATGAAATAACTGACGAAGCCAAATATACATTTTTTTTATTAAAGTACAAATAATGTCAAATAATTTAGATGAATTAACAATAGGCCCTGGATATATTATACAAACAAATCAAATACCAATAAATTTGATCACTGATCTAAATAATAAGCTACCCGAACTTAAAATAGTTAGAGCATCGTCATCAGATTTGCAGTATGCTGAACGTGATGATATTAAAAATTTACCAGATATAGCAGTTTGGTGGAGTAATACTGTATTAAACTTGCCAGAGGCTATTGAAATTGAAAAACAAATTAGTAAAATCATACAATCTATTTCTAAGACACTTGCCCTATATTCAAATGATATTGTTACAATTAATCCAGGGACTACTTACTGTAATCCCCACTTAGACACCCCACATAGATTTAAGAAATATAACTTTGACAATCGATTACTTGGCATACAATGTATTGTAGCTTTAGAAGATATGACCATTGAAAACGGTGTTACTGGACTTGTTCCATATAGCCAAAAGCGTGACTTTGATATTAAAGATTGTTATAGTGGAAAATACACACGTTGGTTTAAAGAAAATGCCAAACAGTTTGACTTAAGTCGTGGCAGTGTGTTAATGTATAACTGTAGAGTATTACATAGTAGTATGAGTAATAAGTCAAATAATACTAGAACCGCATTAGCAATAAATTATTTGGATAATAGTCTTGTAGATGAAGTACGTAGCATAGATAACATATGGACAAGCAATGGCAAATGATATTATGATAGACTAATGATAAATAATTATATCAGGAGTTAATCATGAATTATAGAAAATTATGGGAATCACACAATGGACCTATCCCAAAAGATTCAGAAGGAAGAAGTTTAGAAATACATCACATTGACGGAAATCATGAAAATAATGTCATTGAAAACTTTAAATTAGTTACAATACAAGAGCATTATAACATTCATTATCAACAAGGTGATTACGGGGCTTGTTTGGCAATTATTATGCGAATGAATGTACCGGTAGAGGTATCAAAGAAGATGCAGAGTAAACTTAGTAAGGCTCTTGCCGCAAAGAGAATTGCTGAAGGTACACATAATTTTTCGGCAGAATTTAGTAAACAAATTCAGGCTCAAAGATTACAGGACGGGACACATAATTTTCAAGGTGAGCAAGGCAGCCGGAATGCTGTACAACGAAACAAAAAACTAGTAGAATTAGGAAAGCATCCTTGGGCGGGAGAGTTAGGTAAAAAACATAGTAAAGACTTAACACTTCAGAGGATAGAAAAAGGTACTCATAATTTTTTAACTGAATACAAATGCAAATTTTGTAATAGAACAGTTAAAGGAGAAGGTAACTATAAAAGATGGCACGGCGAAAGATGCAAAGACAATCCAAATAAACTTGCAAGAGAAATACCGAAATTAGTTGAAAATATGAAAAGAGTTAAATGCGACCATTGCGGTAACATTTTTCAACTTCCTAATTATAATAGGTGGCACGGAGACAACTGTAAGTCTAAAAAGATAAAAGGAGATAAAATTGAGTAATGATATTATGTTGGATATTGAAAGT